CAATGTGTGCAAGTGAGCAAAGAACAGCACCAGCATACATGAATTCAGAAGCGGACATTCTACTTGATAGAATATTCATCATGGCAAAATTACTTAAAGCCAAATCATCTTTCTTTGGTGTGGATGTGATTATGAATTCAGTTGGAGAATCAACCGAGAAAGCATATACTTCATAAGGAATATTAACCTTCTTACAGAATAACACCAGGTTGAATAGTTGCTTCATAGTATTAGCAATATGGTTACCCATAGAACCTGACCAATCTAATACCATTACAAGACCGTGAGACTTGCCGTTAGGTGTGATTGATATTTTTTTGAAGATATCATCATTGAATTGGTAAGAGAAAATTTTACTCATATTCAAATCACCAGTTTTTGCCATTGAAGCCTTCTTCATTTGGTCGGCATTTTTGCGTAATTCAAATTCTTTTACAAGATAAGACACAACTTTTGATGATTCTTGGCGAATTTTGTTGAAATCTTCTTTGCTGGAGAAATATTGATAGCCGTCAGGACTGCCTTTTTTGTAAATTGCATACAAATCTTTGTAATCAAAGACAATTTTCTTAGCATCCATATCAGGAATGTTAGCATACAAGAATTCTCTCGCTTTAGAATCGAACAATTTTGACTCATTTTTGCGGAAAGCTTCATCCGTATGAGCTTTTAACTGCTCTTGAGTGCCTCTGTTACCATGTCCTTTCTCGGAATCACTTCCGGACTTATTCGGTTCTTCTTCTTTGTCGTTTTTTTCGTCTTTAGAATCAGATTTTTCAGCGTTTTGTCGTGAATCGCCTTCACCGTCTTCTTTTTTGTCGCTTTCCTTAGAGTTAGGAACGCCGGAACTTTTCTGTTCATCTTTTTCTTGCTCTTCCTGATTGGCAGAAGCAGAATTTTCAGCAGGAACGTCATCATCTCCTAGATTTTCATCAGGATTTTGCTTTTGTTGACCTGCTTTCTTGCGTTTTTCTTTTTCCTCTTGCTCTTTTTTCATGTATTCGACAATTTCCTTGGAAACTTCGATTACCTCATCAAAGGTTTGAGTACTTTCAACTTTATCAAGCAAGTAACGCTCTACTCCGTTGAATTTAATGCCTTGAGCAGGACCACCTTTACAATGAATATTGATTCTATCAATTAAATTCATATCATTCAGGTCTTTGTTGTTGGTTTCAAAGAAATCACGTTCAACCAACTCGGTATATCCTTTGACAAATGACTTAGATAGACCTGGATATTTTTGTTTGATTTTACGCTCAATACGGGAATCTTCAACCACGTTTATAATAGTTGGATCAACACCGGCTTCTAAATTAGTTTTAAGACCATCAGCAGGTGTATAGAGAGCATGGCCAACCTCATGTCCCATAAAAAGGTCATACAGTTGGCTAGATATTTTATTGTCCAGAATAGGAACAGTCAATACTCGATTCTCAACATCAAAGAAAGCCGTACGGACTGCTCTCTGTTCAACAGTAAGATTTTCGGTTGCCATCAACTTGGCCAATATTGATTTGGAATTAATTAGTTCCATCTTTTTTCCTTAAATGTATAGCACCGTCAATTATTTCAATTTCAATCGTATCACCTTCTTTCCAACCAGATTCTTCAACCATCTCTGGAGGAAAGGTAAACATTACATTGGAGGAATCGCCAGGTATATCCTGAAATAAATCTTCATAATTATAGACTGTCATTCTTTTCCTTCAATTCATGGTAAGCTTCCAAATCTTTTTCGTACAATGACATAATAGCCCATTGCTTGGTCACATCTTCTAATGCGTCCAATTCGGTTTGATAAGGTGTAGGTTCACGTTGAAGTTTATTTGTATATTCACTCATAGCAATTTTCTCTCTTTGGATGTTTAGGCTTACGATTGTATTGTACACTACTCTTATGAGTTTGTAAAGGTTTAATTGGTGTCCGACAATGTGGACGTTGTAATTTAACAACAAGTGTAACTTTAGTATTCATTTTATCTTCTCATTCTTGAAATGTCCACGGCCTGCTCATCGGTGAAAACCGGCACGGCATTGGACTTGTGCATTGTAGCAATACCTTTGACCATTGAACCTGTATAGACTTTAGGCGCAGGTTTAGTTGCAACACCTAGTCCAGTATTCAATGACGGATGGCGTACAGTATCACGACCTGGTGGTGTGGATAGACTATACGACCAGTTACTGGTATTTACTGGTTTTAATTTTTTAGTGGGGGAATGTTGAAGCAACCACTGGTCGTACTGCTCTCTCACAGCCTTCGGTGGTTTTTTCTTTTTGGACTTGGGTAACGAACCATGGAAAATCATAGACACTCCTTGCTAACAGAGTATCTATTATACTACACTATGGGCACCAAGTCAAGAGGTGTGTTGTATTAATACAACGGTTTGCGGTTTCTAGGTCTTAGAGATATAGATTCCTGTCCGGAATAATCCATATCCTCAAAATGTTTAAAATTCTTATTTTGTTTGAACTTCTTAGGTTTCTTTTGAGTTTGATTATAGTCCTCAAAAGTATCTCTATCTTTACGAAACTTACCTACAAATTTTGACACACACTTCTCCGTTTACGGCAATAAATCCTTAAAAGCCTCTTTTACAAATTTGTAATCTAGACCTTTAACGCCTTGGTCTTTCCGTAAAATGCCGGCTATAATTTCAGCTTCACGGGGTTCCAACGATTCTAACATTTGAATCATCAATTCGTTTCTTCGTCTTGGTGTTAGTGCTTCTGCTGTAGGGTGTCCTTTTTGGACAATGTAAATCCTACGTAATTGATTACCGAGAGTGTCGTGTGTAATTCCCGGCAATACGTCATTTGGAATTTTATAGTTATCAGGAATGTCATCAATCATCCATTGATAATGTGGATGAAAAGTCAGCTTAAGCACTTCTACTAATATAGGGCTTAAGTTTCTACCAATTACATCCATTCTAGCCTTTTTGTTTTTGGCTTCCTCGAACTCATCGAATACTTCATATATGTGTTTCATTAGAATTCCTCAATTACTTCCATTAAATTTGTCAGTTTGTTTTCAACAAAATAGTTGAACATCTTTCCTCTAGATGGGGGTTTAATATCATCGTAAGTATTTATAATTTTTGCTTTTATCTCATCTGGTATCATTGTCAAGTCGATAAGCATCTTATTGCGTGACCAACCAACTAATGCTTCAGCATCTTCCCATTGTTCTGGTGGTGTAGTCATCAATTTCTCTAAGACGCCTTTGGTAATTGGTTTCTGTCTCAACTCATTGACAAAACAATCTGCTGGTGATAGTACATTAGGAATGCCATCACCTTTATCACCACGGATAATCTTTTCTTTTAAATCTTGTAAAGGATTTTCAGACACAACATATTTCTTCAATGAAGGATTATATTGTTTGATTTTGTACTTAGATTGACCGTTGTATTGTTGTAACTGTGGAAAGTCACCGTCACTTGATAGAATCAAAATGTTTTCATGCATAACATGGCGAGGGGCTAATGTACCAATGATATCATCGGCTTCGGCACCTTCAACGTCAATACACTTATAGGGGAAATATTCTTTTAGTTCCAGTTTAAACTTGGATAACATATCAAAGATTAAGTGCCAATCTAAGTCGGACTTATCTCTTGCCTTTTTACGGCCTGCCTTGTAATGTGGGAACCATTCTTTACGCCAGTACTTACGGTTGTCACAACACAGCACTACTTCTCCGTATTCTTCACGGAAGTTCTTTAGGTGAGTCCTGATGATGTTCAGGATCATATGGCGTATTAAGTCTTCTTCTAACTTAACACCTTTAGAATTGTTAATCTGTGCCATAAGGCCAGATAGTAACACTTGGTTCAAATCAACTAATATCATTTTAATCTTTCATAACGAACGTCTATTCTAACACACTTTTTTCAGGTTGTCAAGTATATCCTGGAATATTGGCCCGGACTTTGTGGTTTTTCTTACCGCAATACCGTACCAATCTTGTGGAATTAAATTTGAAATGTATTCTCGAATATCGGCAAATACGGCCTCAAAACTATCAATATGTGTAGGTTTTTCTTCGTCCCATTTAAATAACACAATATGGTATGAAGGTCCTACGGAAGTTTCATCGAGTGGTTCACCTTTAGCTTCGTCTTTATATTCCTGACTTATAACAGCCAAAGCATTATCATCATCTTCATGGGGTAAAAAAGAAATAAAGTCAAATTCTTTTATTTCTTTCATAAAGTCTAGCATTGTAATCCTTTAATGTGTGATTTGCGTACTCTTACCATAATCCATGTATTATAGTAATC